GGACTGGCCAATACGCGGGCCTCATAATCGTCACCCACTGTGAAATTGCGCGATTCCATAGGCAGACAAATCGTATCCTTGTGTGCGTTCTCGATCCATTTTCTTGCCATTGTTAATTTGCCAGAGCCGGTCGGCCCGATAAACATCCACGGAATTGATAAACAATCCATCTTTAACTGTATATAATTGAGGGTTGACGTTTAGATCATCGCGCATTCTGTATGCGTGATGATCGGAACATAAAAATCTGGATTTATTTGCCGCCGGCAGCCAATGTCTCGCGCAGATTGCTGATTGTAATGGTGCTGACACTGACCGAGATCAATGAAGCCGGAAGAACCACGAGCATTATTAATCCCAGAAGGAATTGTATAAGATACGCAGGATTGCTGCTAAAATGATAGAGGGCCAATCCATAGGCAGTGATGGACGCGGCAAAGCTGAACACTCCGATAACGGCTAGCAGTTTCGTATTTTGGGACGAATCTTTCGGAACAAGAGTCGCGAAGGTGGACACGACAACGGTGAACATTACGACGCATATTGCGACCGCAACATAATAGGGCCAATTTAAGTTCGCCATTCTACTTAAGTGTACTAAATTAGCGGCGAAATGGCGACATGGATCCTGCGATCTGGTTGGATACTCCGCCAAATGCCGAGGAGAACGTATTCCACTTCACAGGTGTACCGGGCGGAGTCGCAAGAATGACCGCTACACCACACATGACTAATATGCTGGCCACAATAGGTATCAAAAACCTGCGAAAATAAGTATCATTGATTTCGACGTCCATTTACTTTGGCAAGTTATTTTCTCAGCATAAATTAAGAATGTCTTCTTCCGCATTTCAATGTTCCCCTGCTCTACATCGCCGGGACGGAGAGACATGTTTACCGCCGCAGACACTCGAGCGTCTACGACGTGTTTGGAACCGTACGCATCCCCGGAATAAAATCACAGCAAATACAGCGACGCGTAAAAAGGGAAAGGCGGCCGGAACAACCCAGCCGCCCTTGTGGTCGAAGCTGCGTGAAGCGATGAAAACACATTATCAGTGCGACACCGAGTTTTGTATGGTAAAAAAAATGGATCTACCTAAAGCGGAGAAAGCCTCCCTACTGAGTTATTTTCGTCCCGAAAAGCCCGACGAATGGGATTCAAAGCCCACGCAGTGGCTAGATAGCTTCAACATTGAGGATGTTATGAACCAGTACGAACAGGCTGATCCTTCCTTCGAATTCATCGGTCCTGTACCGATCGACTTTGATGAGAAGACGAACGCTTGGGGAAAGTGTATTGTGGATGAATTGTGTAAGCTCGATTTACCGGCCGTCGCAAAGAAGGGAACGCAAAAGATCGGCATCATTTTCAATCTGGATAAACACGACGAACCTGGATCGCACTGGGTCTGCGCATTCGTGGATATTCCTGGAAAAGCGGCGTATTACTTCGATTCCTACGGATATGAACCACAGAATGAAATTGTACGCTTCTTAAACCGGTGCATGGAACAAGGATGTGATAAAATCGTATACAATGACATTCGGCATCAACGCAAAGGTTCTGAGTGCGGAATGTACTGTTTGATTGTGATTATATGTCTGCTCCAGAAACGGGCTTTTTACGATATATGTAAAAACATCATTCCCGATGATTTAGCGAACGCTTTCCGTGATATATTGTACGCAGAAGAGAAGCCGCGTAAAGCCTCCATAGATATCGCGTTGAAAAAGCTATGCCTCTAACAATTACGTTAATTGGTCTAAAGTCCCTTTGTATGTACACTTTAGAAGAATGTCCGGTAAACAATCACACGGAGGAAGTGCCCCGAATCAGTTTTTAAACGGCCCAAATTACCAAAAGATTGTGGGATTCTTACGCCAGCATTATGCCACGAAGATGGGTACACAGGCGATTTCTGAGCGTATGGATGCTCGGCTCCAGAAAACGGTCCAGCATTACATGACGGAAGTTTCACGCCTACAGGGAAACAAGCCTATAAACGCCCTCACGCAGGAGGTGTTGCGCGAAACAACGTCTTCGATGGACAGTTGGACGAAGAAACAGGAACCTGTCTCTGGTTCCGCATTTGGCTCTATGGGCTCTCTGGGCTCTATGGGCTCTCTTGGATCTACAGGCGTAGGCTCTGCGAATGCAGCAATTGGAGCTTTTAGCAAGCCCGACGAGTATAGTCGCATGTACGAGGATACCAATTCTCGATATGAAAATATTATGGCAGAGCGCGCTCTTCCGGCTGCCCAAATGCCGCCCTCCATGCCCGATTTTCAGATGGCGCAGGATATCATGGAATCCGATGAAGATCCCGTAGTACTCATGCAGCGTATGCAGAAAGAACGGGACGACCAGGCGCGTGCTCTTGGCTTGCCTCAATCTACAAGCAATCCCATTCCTCCCCAAGCGGAAGGTCCTCCTCCTCTGCTCGCTCCTCGTCCGCAGGACTATATCATTCCCCAGGAAGACATTGTAAAGTATCGCGAAACGGAATACAATATTTTTGTAACAAGCTCAGATCGCGACTGGCTCCGCAATACAAGCGAAAATCGCTACAATTTCTCGGTGAACTTCAATACGGGTACAAAGAAAACCGGATTTGCCTATAATACTGCTATCCAAGAGCGCTTCCGCAATGTTCAGCGCATTGAATTCGTAAAGGCCGTTGTTCCAGTGGAAGCTCTGAATCCTCTGGTACGCATTACTTCAAACAGCGAGGGGTCCGTCGTGTACGATACGACCCGAGTCGTCAATGTATTCTCCCTGCCGTTTGTGTCCATTCGTATTGCGGAGGTCAATGGAAACGGATTTAGCACGAATCCCGAGGAGGACAATACATTTGCGATCGTCCAATACGATACAACGTGGTCCTCGGATTTATCCGCACCGGCTACAGCAGGTGTCAATCCTGGCCAAGTACTGACGAAATCCGGATATACAGGTATGATTCCGAAATTCTTGAAGGCGCAGAAGGTCTACACTCCGAATCCCCTAGCTACCCTCCAACGCTTGTCCTTCCGCATGGAACGGCACAACAGCGAACTCTTGTCCGCCGATTCAGACGTCTTGTCTGTGAAGCGTATTGTAATGAGCGGAGCATTTTCCTCTGTGGGCACAAACAACAGTACAATGTACGGCGTGAATAGCCCTCAAAACGCCTATATATTCGTACAAACATCCGCGTATTTCGCCTTTAGCGCAGTAGCAGAGGGCGATCATATACAGCTTGCGGGATATGTGCCTACTACAGTCTCCGCGGCCTCTGCTGATTTCGCAAAGTTAATATCACGCGACGAAGGTCATTACGTGATTGCTGTAGGATATGTAAATGGTCAAGGCGCTCTTGTAGATGGACGCAACGCAGCGGGATATTGCGATGTCATTATCTTGCGTAATCGGTTCGACGATCCTACCACAGGTTCTACGGATCGCACATCTTCCTATTTCGGTGGCAGCAGTGGATCCGAGGCAGCATTTGCCGCCAATCTCAATAACACGTCCGACGAGCCTAATTTAAGTGGCGCTGCCCTTATCAACTTGAGCCGTCAAACACATTTTGTGCTACGCATTATTACACGCGATATGGACGCAAGTTCAAACATTCGTCCGGATAATGTGTAAACTCTGTGGCCCGAACAGTGAATTAACCTATCCGCTCACCCAGATGTGTGCGCGGATAGGTGTAGGAGGTTAATAGGTTTCTTTTAAAAAGGTAGATAACGGTAGAGAAATGCCGAATAATAGCGCAATATTCATCGCGCTGCTGGTGGTGGTTGTGATAGTGGTCTTTGTGGTTCCTATGTGTAAACGCACGGAAAATTTCGCGTCAAACAGCGGTATTGACGGCTACGATATGTTCGCTTACAGCCGAGCCTCGTACATTGATCAAAGTCAGAAGAAATACAATAAGTTTTCGGATTCGATGGACGCAACACGAGGGAATATGGCAAATTCCAATGATCCGGCGGTGTTGAATGCCCTCACAGCAGATATACAGAATGCGATGAAAACATCTGAATTAAATGCTGAACCTAGTGATCCTACATTCCTCGGTGTCGCGCGCGATATTGTAACGGCTCAGATGCCTCCTCCCAATTCCGTATTGG